TCACCGCCATATTTACTTGCGTGGCCCCGCAGCTCATTCGTAAAACAACGCCCAACCTTGTTTTCAGTCTTTCGCCTCAGTAGGGCAGAGAATTTATTCTTTTCAATCAGTCGGATACACGTGCTGTCTACTCAGGTTCCTCTCTGTCGCAGTCATGTGGCCCCATTCCTATGCGCACACGAACTCTACCTAAACTAGCCCATCCCACAAGTGGCGTTTCAGCACTGCAATGCTAATACGAAGATACGTTTGCTAAGCCAGGTACGTTAACCTCGGGTCTTACCCTCGACTCCAATCAAATAATGAACGAATCAACATCAGTCAGCCCATAGGCGTGACTGGAAATGATTCCCCACAATCATGTCCTGAGAACTGATCGGCATAGGAACTTGCTGACCATCGACAATAATATTGCGAGGGAGGTTATCATGCACCAGCTTTGGTGAAAATGCAACAGGAACATCACCTTGCGACTCACGAACATACTCGGACCAATGCTGCGCCCAACAGTCGGACAACCACTGCGGTCGTCCCAAATCAATAGGTTCCAATTTGATTCGGTCAGTATCCCACGATACCGTTTTACGACTATCTAGCATCTGCTCGATACGAATCTGCTCATGAGCGGGAATTCCATACATCTTCTCAACGATTTCTCTGGACCGTCTAGTGACCGGTCTAGCTACAATTTCGTCAAGATCATTCACCGCAGCCAACAATTGCTCGCGCTCCCACATGTTGAGGTGTCGATCTTTCTCTAAGTATCGACTCAACTGAACACTTTTCGTTGCACGAAAACCGTACAACGCGAGCGACTGGACAATTGGACAACCAGGATATTGGTGCATAAAGGACAACGACTTCGCCTTCAAGAGCTCTCGAAGTCGCACATCATTACATTTTGTATAGAATGGTCCTGCCCATCCAAAATCCGCCATGACCTCTCGCGGATCAGTAATGATGATTAAGCTGTCTGGGTCAAAAATGAGCCCACAAAACGACGCCTCATTAAGTGTGTCGAATTTTTCGATCTTGATCGTTAGACCGAGCTTTGTGAACAACGAATCATCAAGCAACTGATGTTTCTCAAATCTGAACAAGCCGTCATCGCCCTCAACAAACCCTGCAATGTCTTCTTCCAGTATGCCAGCTTTAGCAGATACAAAAAGAAAAATCATCAGATTGGGAAAAGAATTGCCAAGTGAGGTGCACATCTCACCGGACATGCGCGATTCGACCCCTGTGGCGACAAACCCTTTGTAGTGACAAGTTTGTAATCCACCCAGTGTTTCGCAGACGAGATTATACCACCATGCGCCAGTAGGTAACGCAGATGTCATATACTCATACAATTG